CGCCCCAACTAATTTATAACCACTAGGAACAGTAAACAATTCACGTGACTCTTTACCATAAGCCGACCCAACTGAGGTCGCTTGTGCGACGTTGGGCTTCGAGTGGGTCGAGCGACCACTAACTGCCCCGTTATGGTTAATACGGCCATAGATACGGCCATCCTTCTCTAGCTTTAACCAAGCAGAATCACCATCACCTATCATTCCTAATCGTTTAGTAATCATTAGAAACTCATTCAGTAATTTAGCTTCAGGAAACTCTAGCTTAGATAATGTTTTTTCATCTATCTTTGGTCTACCATCAGGTGTAAATTCTGTGGGTTCCCATTTGTAATGATTGATTAATGCGTTAGCAATTTGAACACGACTGTTTGGATTAAACTCTACACGTTTTACTTTAAAGGGGCCGGGTACTAACTTCTTTCTATCCTTTGCCGGACAATCACCTTTAAGTTTAAACTTCGTACCATCTTCAGGATTCTCCCAATACTGTCTAGTCTTCATTTGAGTTTCAGTTGGAGGGAACACAGAGATTAATTCTTTTTCTATCTCTGACCTTCTCTTAATTAAATCTGCATACAAAATGTGAGCACGTTCAACATCAAACTCAAAGCCATGTTTCATTTGCCACTCAAGAACTTGAGCAAACTTTTGTTCTAAATCAATACATGACTCAGGCAATGTTGAAACATCTTCCCAAAGTTTTTTAGTTGTCTCTAAATCTTGCAAGCAATACGAACCCATTTCCGGTGTGTAAATTTTCCATGGGTCATCCATAGACTCTCCATAGTCTCCCTTGTGTTCGCCAAGTCGAATACCCCAAGCTTTTAATGAGTGACTGCCTATTAACTTAGAAGGAAAATCTTCTCTTGTGTAATCCTGATTCTTAATATCAGCATACTTAACTCTAGATAAAATTACGGTATCTCGTATTTCACCAGTAAAACTCCAATCATTATATATATGTTGTATGACTGGAATGTCATAAGCTTGAATGTTGTGACCAATTAAGCACTTAGCATTACGTAAAACCTCTAACCCTTCTTCTATTTGTGTCGGATCAAACAACCGTTTTTCACCTGTGTCTAGATTAAGTACACCAATACAGTGAATAGTGTTTACTTTAGGGAGTAGACCGTTAGTCTCAATATCAAATATAAGTGTGTGTTTTTCCATTTAAAATTCAGCGTCAAATAGTTGAGGGTTTTCAGAATTAAGTACAGGTATAAACCTCATCTTACTTTTATCAAAGCTTAACGTTTGCATAGCGCCGGTATCCCCGCTAAAACGGTTCTTTAAGCACCTAGCGAGTACGTGGTTGGGGTTTAACTCGTCTTGCTGATTACGTTCTAAGCCAATACAAATGTCAGCAAGTCCCGCAATTTGTGTGCTTCCTCTAAGGTGAGATAAAGAAGTACGTCCACCCTCTTCCATAGGCTTACCTTCAACACGCCTTAAGTGACTAACAACAACAAGTCCTATATTTAAAGACTCAACCGCCGACCTAAGACGAGTCATTACTGCGTCGATGCGTCGACGTTCGTCTCCGGAGTCTGCTCCACCCGACAACATAAGAGTTATGTGGTCTAAAAATATATATTTATATCCGGCATGAGCTAAAAACTTTATCTTTGACATCATGTTGTCAGGACAAATGCTTCCAAAGTGGTCATATAAAACGATCTTATCATCGCCAAACACTTCTTCTAATGCAGTATCTAATTCTTCTTCGGTTAAATCATAGTTAAGATGTAGTGGCCTCTCTGTATGTATACCTAAAAACTGTAACGCAGACTGTCTAACATTTTCTTCCAATGCTATATAAGCAATTGGCGTTTGTTTACTCAGATGATAGGCGATTTCTCTAGACAAAGTCGACTTGCCAATACCAGTACCCGCACATATGACAGTTAATTCTCCTCGACGCAAACCAAATGTTGTGTCTTGAAAACCTTTCCATGGGTACTCAAAGCTTTCAACTTCAGAAAAATCTTTAACAGCGGCACATATCTCATCCTTAAAAACAAGTCCGTCAGGGCGGTGAGGCTTTGCCGACCACATGCAACTAATCAACTCTGCTTCTTTACCGGCAACAAGCATTTCGTTTACATCTTTAAAGCCCTCCGGTAGTTCTGCGATGTGAGCTTTACCGGGGCTAAGTAATCCCGCGCAATCAACAGAAGCTTTTCTGCCGGGCTCATCTGTATCAAACATAAAGATAACTTTTTCAAAACGCTCGACAAACTCGATGTTCTTTTTAATCGCTCGACTTGCAGAAGCACATCCGTTCATGATACCAACAACTGGCCATTTTAAATTTTGAACTTGAGCTAGACTTAATGTATCTATTTCACCCTCACAAATAACGAGTTGCTTTCCACTGGACCATAACTGCTGTCCGTAAAGAGTCATCTTTTTCGCATCGCCAACTATTGAAAAATTTTTGTTAGCGTCTCTTAGTTTTTGAGCAACTAACCTACCATCTGCGTCTCGGTAGTTAGCTACTTGAAATTTATCAGTAAAACCATAGCCATACTTTCTACAAGTATCCTCTCTTAACTTACGTTTTACTATGTCGCCGTATTGAACGGACAAAAAATTTGCGGGTTTGGTATGTGTCATTTGTATATTTGTTGTTTGTTTTTTCTGAACAGTCACTTTACAACTAAAGCAGTGCTCATGATCCGTATAGACAGCTCTTGCGTCACTGCTTCCGCAATCATCACAAGGCTTATGTTTTAGGAATCGACTATCTTCAGTTTCAGTTGAATGCTCGGCGTAGTGTGTTTTGGTGCCCATTGTTTTTTTCCTTTAACAGAAACAATTTGGTTATCGTTTTCAAACAGAATACCTTCAAGAGAGTCTTGTATACCTTTAAGTAGGTTATCAACATCACACCTAGGGTAGTCTAGTTTGGTCTTTTTAGGTTGTTGAATGCTAAATATAAATTCACATTCAAGAGTTTGGGTGAGGGGCAAATCTTTAAGACTTACCCCTTCTTTTTGTATAGCTTCTTTAATTGCAAGCGGAGCTTCCTTTCTAAAAGCTGTATACTTTTTACCGTAGTATGTGCCCCATTTAGATATACGGGGACGACTAGCGGGGACGGCGTTTATTTTGATGTTTAACTTTAGTGTTTTCTTTTTCACTAAAAGTCAGATCCACTGAAGACCTCAGCATCAGAGACCTCCACAGCTCCAGTGCCTTCGTAACCATCTTCAGCTTCAAACAACGCTTCGCCTAAGTCACCACCTTGAGTAAAGGTTTTTAACTTATTAAGCTTTATAATTTTAATACGTAACGAGAACGTAACTGTATTACCCATTAGATACATGGCGGGTTCATAACCAACTTGTATCTCTGAACCGGCTCCAACTTTATCTTCAGGCTTTTGAATGGGAACGTTGCCCGCATTCTTCCAAGTAATAGAGTTAGTCCAAGTCTCTTGGGTTTTCCTATTAGTGCCTTGTTCTTTTAATTTAAATTTAAAAGCTAGTTGGCCAGTAGGTTCACCAGTGTCGGGGTCTGTAACTTCGACCCATGGCATATGCTGAGTCTTAGTTAACTTTTTGTTTTCACGCTTACAGAAAAACTGATACCTATCTTCGTAAAGTTTTTCAAGGTGTGCTTTAAACTTTTCACCATCTGCATTATTAAGTGGTACCAGTTGAGTTTTGTACTCAGGGTCACTGCTGTACTTACTAGCATACTCATAATCAGGTGTGTTTAAGTAAGGGAAACGCGCCGTACCTTTCGGGGACGCCTGTAATTCATTGTGTGTTGCGCTCATATAAACTCCTTTAGTTAAAGAAATATAAAGAATTAAGAACCGAACTAGGACGCAATTTACCTAGATTCGGGGGTTGCGGAAAGTTAGCTTCCGGTATTTGTTCACACAAACGTGCATGAAATTTTTCTAAAATGTTTTCGCTAAACAATTCAGACGCTGAAGTTTTTACCGACGCTATGAGGTCAGGTAAATCACTAACATGACAACCGTAACTATCGTGCACCATCGAAAGGTGCGTAGCTTTAGCTCTACAGATTGTCTCTATCATTAAGGTTGCGTCAAATGAATGTGTGAAGTTTGCGGTAACAGTTTGTCTTTGTCTACGATTACTCAACGAGGGAGTAGATTCTTGGACATAAGATACATGATAGCGTTGTCCTAGCCTAGTACGAAGCTTTCTTGCATTTTTTTTGTAGTACGCATTTTTAACCTCAATACCTACGGGAGTTAACCAAGATATAGGTTTGTTTACTTTACTGGCAGCTGTTACGCATGACTGTAAGAAATCTTTCCCTTGCAGTACGGCCGGTATATGTATAGGTAAGATTTCCCATAAGATCTTTGCAAGATAGTTAGCTCCTGAATAATCATTTTGCCAACTAAATGTTACTCCTTCGTCTCTCTTGGCCTGTAACCACTGAAAAATAGTATTAGATACGCCAGTTAACGTTGCTGAGTATGGCACTATCATGACTGCACCTTTAACTGTACTGCGGTCTATACCTATACGCCTCCACTCTTGACCATAAAAGCTATCATCAAGGTTGTTAATTAAATCATCAGCAACAACTTGGTATAAATCTTGTGGATCTTCTGAGTAAGAGCAGTTAGTTAAGTGTCCAGTCTTTTCATCTCTTAAAAGTAAAGACCAAATCTGACAGCCGTTATTGGTGCCATCAATATGACAAGGTAAATAACTTAACTCCGAATCATCATGCCACACTCGGGCAAATTCAATTATCCAAGCAAGGAATTGAAATGGTTCTTTTGCTTCAGCCCAAAAATCTAAATAGTCTAATGGGTCACAACCGGCATTTAAAATTAAACTAAAGTTGTCTTCAACCCACTTTAAACGGTCATTAAAGTTTAAGTTTGAAAGTCCATAATGGTTTGCTCCTTTAATCTGATAAAGCTCCATGTGCTTATCTTTATCTATAGTCTTACCTACTGAGAATTGCAGTAATGCTCTAGATAAATCGCCACCTTGATTGTTTAACCCAACTGGTACGGAATACATCCGACCTCTAAAGTCAAGCTGTTGAGGTAAATAAAACTCTTTTACTTTTGAAAATTGTTTTGCCTCTTGTAATAACTTTGCAACACTTAGTTTTTTAGACCTTAGTTTATTATTGGTGTTTAGAACTTTCGCTCTCTCCGCACCATACCTTTTTCTAGCTTCAGTGTTAGTTTCAATATCACTTGGAATTGTTGGGAATGGAATAGGTTGACTTGACGGAAGACCTTTAACCTCAACACCATACTTATACAAGTGGTTGACCACATCAAGTACATTATTATTTACAGCCCATGTAGTTGATTGAACTTTGTTAATTGCTTCATAAACTTTGGGCATAGCTTCAGGAGTAAACGCCGACAAGTCTTCAGTGTTTTTAACTAACGTAAGGGGATTGTTTAAGTAACCTCCAACTTCAGGAGCTTGCCACTCCACTGGATAATCCACCATAGGTGAGTGCATAGGTTTTAACTCTTGTCTAAATGAATGCGCTGAGTTTAACCATTTGTTCATGTCATCAGTTGCAACTAAGACACTAGTATTACGGTTCCTTCTTGGGTTATAAAATGTTTGGATCTCTACTACTCCAGTAGCTTTAATAAAAATATCTAACCCAACAATACCAACTCTTAACTGCTCGTCGATTGACCAGTGGTGTATGTTTTCAGACATGCTTCTTTTTAATGCCTGAATTAAAAAAGTAGATTGTCTT